CAAGCGAAGAACTTCGCTTCGACCGTCTCACTTACGGGATCTTCTAAACACAAAGTCATCATCATCGATGAGGCAGATAACACAGGAAACGACGTACAACTCCTACTACGGGCAAATATTGAGGCATTTTATAACAACTGCCGATTCATCTTCACCTGTAACTACAAGAACAAAATCATTGAACCCCTCCATTCACGATGTGCCGTCATCGATTTCACAATCAAAGGGAAGCAAAAACAACAACTCGCAGGAAGTTTCTTCAAAAGAGTTCTCAAAATCCTTGATACGGAAGGGATTGGGTATGATGAAAAAGTCGTTGCGGAACTTGTTACAAAGCACTTCCCAGACTTCCGTAGAGTCCTCAACGAATGTCAAAGATATTCTACGGGGGGTAAAATTGACTCGGCAATTCTTGCATCGTTCTCTGACATCTCTGTAAATGATCTCATTAAACATCTCAAAGATAAAAACTTCACGGAAGTCCGTAAGTGGGTGGTCTCCAACCTTGACAACGATGCTCCTGTTCTACTTCGCAGGGTTTATGACTCCTTTTATGATTGCCTTTCACCCGCATCTATTCCTGCTGCCGTTCTTGTTATTGCTAAGTATCAATACCAATGTGCGTTCGTGGCTGATCAGGAAATTAACCTTTTAGCAGCATTAACTGAAATTATGTGTGAGTGTCAATTCAAATGAAAAACTCTAAACATCAAGTGAAAGCAAAGTGGTATTACATTTTTTGGGGTGCGATGGCAGTTGCTGTAGTTGGAGGTCAGATTTATGTCGGATTTGGATATCGTGAAATGGCAAAGGCAAGCAAGTCATCTTCTATTACTGTAACTTGTGTTCCTCCATATCAACCACCAAAGAATTCTTCTACTGAAAATAAAACACTTGAATTTGAATAATGACAATAGAATTGACTGAATGGTTGACAACAATCAATCAAAGTAAAATTAATTTAATTGATGATGATAAATCATTAGAAAAAGAATATCCTTCATATATTATAAACAGATGTTTGTCTGGGCATATCGATTGTTTGATGTATGCAAATGAGATGAATAAGTATAATTTATTGCCCAAAAAACTTCAATATGATTTTTATATAAATATTATCAGAAACAAGAAGAGATATTCTCCTTGGATTAAAAAAGATAAAATCAAAGATCTTGAATATGTAAAAAATTATTATGGATATAGTAATGAAAAAGCAAAGCAAGCTCTTAGGTTATTGTCTGAAGAACAACTTAATTTTATTAAAAAAAGGTTTGAAACTGGAGGATTAAAATGAGTGTCGTAACTGAACCAGAGGTTAAATGGGCACCAGACCATATGGTTGAAGTTATATTGAATGAACCAGATGATTTTCTTAAAGTTCGTGAGACTTTAACTCGTATTGGGGTTGCTTCTCGTAAAGAAAAGAAGATTTATCAATCTTGTCATATACTTCATAAGCAGGGCAGATATTATCTTGTCCATTTTAAGGAATTATTTGCACTTGATGGAAAGTATGCAAATTTAACTTTGAATGATATTCAAAGGCGTAATAGAATTGCTCAACTTTTGGCAGATTGGGGATTGATTGAAATTGTTGATGTTAACAAGATTCAAGATATTGCTCCTTTAAATCAAATCAAGGTCCTTTCATACAAAGACAAAGGTGAATGGATTTTGGAAACCAAATATAACATTGGTAAAAAAGGGAAGGAGAAAGAAACCGAATAATTTTGTAGGGAGTTCAACACTCCCTTTTTTTTATGTTTCTTGTATAATTAGTATTGGATGCCGTAAGGGTCTACAAAACACAAACTCGCTTAAAAAGGAGATACCATAATGACTAACCTCATGAAATATCAGGCTGCGGATCTTCCTGCCTTATTGGAAAGGATTAATCGCAATACTATTGGAATGGATGAATACTTTGACCGTGTATTTAAACTTCACGAAACAACTTCCAATTATCCCCCATATAATCTTGTTCAAGTGAGCAATGTTGAATCGAAATTGGAAATTGCTCTTGCTGGATTTAAAAAAGGAGAAGTCTATGTCTACACCCAAGATGGAAAACTCTTTGTCGAAGGACAAAAAGAAGACAAAGAAACAGACACCAAGTATGTCCACAAAGGATTGGCTCAACGATCTTTCACCAGATCTTGGACGCTCTCAGATGAAACGGAAGTTAGATCAGTTGAATTTGAGGATGGGTTACTGACTGTCACTCTTGGTAAGATTGTTCCCGACCACCACAAACGTAAAGATTATCTATAAATATATTTGAATATCGTCGGCGTAAATAAAGGAGGTTACTGGCAAAAACCAGCAAAACCTCCTTTTTATTTTTAAAAATTTGTTGACGGCATGTTGAGTTTTTGCTATAATTGAGAGATGGTGTCGAATAAAATTATGGCAGTAAAATTAGCAGTCTTAAAATCTGGAGAAGATGTAGTCTCCAATATTAGAGAAATTGTTTCGGAAGAAGAAGATAAAACAATTTCTTATTTGTTTACAAACCCATATGCTGTAAAATTGTTTGCTCAGCAAGGAACGGAAAAACAAGAGTATAGTGTTTCATTTAACCCTTGGATTCCTCTTTCTAAAGATAAAGATATTGTTGTTCCTTTGGACTGGGTTGTTTGTATTGTTGATCCTGTTGATATGGTAATTGAATCCTATGAGGAGAAAGTAAATGGAAGAACAACTTAATTTTAGTGATTTTGATAGTTTGGATGAAAAAAATCAAGATTATGAAATACAGATAATAATTTTATTTGGTGGAACAGTTTTGATAACAAAAATTGCACCAGTTGTTTCTGAACTGGGTGAACCAGACTGTAAACTTTTGAATCCATATAAAATTATACATTCTGGAGATGATATGATTCCTTGGATGAACGAATATACGGACGAGGATGAATTTATGATTAGTTCTGATAAAATATTAACTATACTTGAACCAAAACCCAAATTTATTGAAAAATATTTAGAACGTACAAAATGAAATTTTATACCAATGTTTACGAAAAATTTAATAAAATGTTGGTACGTGGATATGATAATGGGGAATACTTTCAAATAGAAGAGGAATTTCAACCAACTTTTTATGTTCCTTCAAAGAAAAAAACAAAGTATAAAACACTTGATGGGTTTAATGTTGAACCCATCAAACCAGGAAAAATTTCTGAATGTAAAGAATTTGTTGAAAAATATTCAAAGGTTGATGGATTTGTAGTTTATGGAAATGATAATTATAAAGCACAATACATTTCTGAAAAATATCCAGAAGATGAAATAAAATTTGATATCAATAAGATTAGATTATTTACAATCGATATTGAGGTTGCTGCGGAAAGTGGGTTTCCAAATGTTTTTGATTGCGCAGAAGAGATTCTTACAATTACTCTACAAAACTATTCTACTAAAAATATTATTTGTTTTGGAAATTCTAGAGAATATAGAAATGATCGTAAAGATGTAGTATACGTTAAGTGTATAGACGAAATTGATTTGATTCAAAGATTTCTTGCATTTTGGGAACAAAATGTGCCAGATGCCATTACTGGATGGAACTGTGAATTATACGATATGCCATATATTGCAGGAAGAATTGATAGGATTCTTGGAGAAAAGGAAGCACGTCGTTTGTCTCCTTGGGGGAATATTCGCAGGAGAGAAATTGTCGTAAAAGGCAGAGATCAAATTTCCTATGAAATATCTGGTGTCTCAATATTAGATTATCTTGATTTGTATAGGAAATTTACTTATACAAATCAGGAGTCTTATCGTCTCGATCACATTGCGTTTGTTGAATTGGGACAGAAAAAACTTGACCACTCTGAATTTGATACTTTCAGAGAGTTTTATACAAAAGATTGGCAAAAGTTTGTTGATTATAACATCAAAGACGTTGAACTTGTTGACCAACTGGAAGACAAGATGAAATTGATTGAGTTGTGTCTTACCATGGCATATGATGCCAAAGTAAATTATAATGATGTATTTTTTCAAGTAAGAACTTGGGATGCAATTATCTTTAATTATTTAAAAAAGAAAAATGTTGTAATTCCACCAAAAGATAGAAGTGAAAAAAATGAAAAATATGCTGGTGCCTATGTAAAAGAACCTATCCCTGGTATGTATGAATGGGTTGTGAGTTTTGACTTGAATTCTCTGTACCCACATTTGATTATGCAATACAATATTTCCCCAGAAACTTTACAAGAACATAGACACCCATCTGCAACTGTAGATAAACTCCTCAATATGGAATTGGATCTTTCCGATTTGAATGGGCAAACTTTATGTGCCAATGGTGCTCTTTACAGGAAAGATGTTCGTGGATTTCTTCCAGAATTAATGGAAAAAATGTATGGTGATAGGGTCATCTTCAAAAAGAAGATGCTCCAGGCAAAACAGAAATATGAAAAAACTCCAACGAAAGAATTGGAGAAAGAAATTGCAAGATGTAACAATATTCAGATGGCTAAGAAAATTTCTCTTAACTCTGCTTATGGTGCCATTGGCAATCAGTATTTCCGTTATTATAAATTAGCAAATGCTGAGGCAATCACCTTGTCTGGTCAGGTTTCTATCCGTTGGATTGAGAACAAGATGAATGCCTATCTGAATAAAATTCTGAAAACTGATGGGGTTGATTATGTTATTGCTTCAGATACTGATTCTATTTACCTTAATATGGGTCCTTTGGTTGAACGTATATACCAAGGACGAGAGAAGACTACTGAAGATGTTGTCAATTTCCTTGATAAGATCTGTAAAATGGAATTTGAGAAGTATATTGAAAGTTCTTATCAAGAACTGGCGGAGTACGTAAATGCGTATGATCAAAAGATGCAGATGAAACGGGAAAACATTGCTGACCGTGGAATCTGGACTGCCAAGAAACGATACATTCTGAATGTGTGGGATAGTGAAGGTGTTCGATATGAGACTGCAAAATTAAAAATAATGGGATCTGAAGCAGTAAAATCTTCTACACCAGCACCTTGTCGTCAGATGATTAAAGATGGTCTTAAAATTGTTATGACCAAAACAGAAGATGAAATGATTGATTATATTGAAAAATGTAAAAATGAATTTTTTAAATTAAAACCAGAAGAAATCGCATTTCCAAGAACTGCTTCAGATGTAAATAAATATAAATCGCATTCGACTTTATATACTAAAGGAACTCCGATTCATATTAGAGGTTCTATTCTTTATAATTCTTTGATTAAGAATAAGAATTTAGAAATGAAATATGCTAAAATACAAAATGGAGAAAAAATTAAATTTTGCTATTTGAAGATGCCCAATCCAATTCAAGAAAATGTAATTTCTTTCATACAGGAATTTCCTTTAGAATTGGGACTGAACAAATATGTGGATTATGAATTACAATTTAATAAAGCATTTTTGGATCCTTTAAAATTTATTTTGGATTCAATTGGATGGAAAGTTGAAAAAACTGTAAACTTAGAATCATTTTTTTATTGATGGACTTACCAATTAACGACAAAGAATTACAAACAATCATAAAATCACTTGGATTTGGTGGTGACACTGCACTTTATCAGAAATTAAAATTAGTAAAGGAGTTACGAGAAAAAGGACTTCCCTATAAAAAAATTCTTCGTGAAGAATATGGGATAGTAATATGATGCAACTTCCCGTAACAGATAAAGAATTGGATACGATTATTTTAACTTTAAAATCTGTTCATCCTACTCTTTATGCTAAACTTTGGACATATAAAATAAACAAATTGAAGGAGAGTAAAAAAGATGGATTTTCTTAAAGATATTGTAAAAGAAATCGGTGGTGAATATACGCAACTTGCATCCGATATTGATGAGACTGAAACTTATGTTGACACAGGTTCTTACATTTTTAACGCACTGGTTTCAGGTAGTGTGTTTGGTGGTGTATCTGGTAATAAGATTACTGCTATTGCTGGAGAGTCTTCTACTGGAAAAACTTTCTTCTCTCTCGCTGTGGTTAAGAATTTTCTTGATAATCACCCCGATGGGTATTGTCTCTATTTTGATACTGAAG